ATTAAATCAGGTTCAACCGCTAACTACCGTTTGGTAATCAATGAACCAGGTACAAGTGGAACCACATACGGTTCAATCGTAACTGGTCTACAAAATGAAGTAACAGGTAAAGCAGTAGACCTAATGGTTCACCCATGGCTACCACAAGGCGTATCACCTGTTCTATCATTTACACTTCCAATCCCTGACACAGAGGTTTCAGATGTTTGGGCTAACTTTATGGTTCAGGATTACATGGGCATTCAATGGCCAGTAGTTCAGTTCAGCTATGACTTCTCGACCTACTTCCGTGGCACATTCTTCTGCACCGCTCCAGCATGGAACGGCGTAGTCTCCGGAATCGTCAACGCGTAGTACACAACTGAATAAAGGCAACGGAGGGTGCGGTGTAAAAGCCGCACTCTCCATCAGTACCAGGAGGCAAAGTGCCAAGATATGTAGCTCCAGATAGAGGCGTAAAAGAGACAGTCATTGGCGGAAAGAAGTACAAGCCTGATCGAGGCGGTATCTACAATGTAGAAAGTCGATCACACGGCGAGGCCATGAAGCGCGAAGGCTTCTTCGAGGCATCGCTCAACCCGATCGCAGCCGGAGATTCGAAGCGCGGCTTCACATGCGTGGAGTGCGGATTCGATGGCTGGTTCAGAAAGTGTGGCCGATGCGGTCACGAAGCAACAGATATACCTAGAGATGGGGAGTGATCATGGCAGTAGGAATCACGCCAGATACCACAAGAGAAAATCCCTATCTGACGGTGCAGGAATACAAAGATGCGCCGACCTCAATTGACTACAACAACCTCGTAGTCGGAGGAAACCAAGCGGCCCAGGATGCCGAGCTCGCTAATGTGATCCTACGAGCATCCTCATACATGAACGAGTATCTCAACCAGAACCTCGTGGCCGATCAATACACAGAGACACAACGAGTGCGAGTCAATGGCCAGGGCTTTGTAGCTTTACACCCAAACAACTCCCCGATCGTCTCCCTCTCAGCATTCAATTACGGAGCAGACCCAAACAACCTGATCGCCTTGCCAGACTGCTCAAAAGCCTGGTTCGAGAACCAAGAACTGATCATCCCACTCTCAACCCTTACCCTGAACTACAGCTCACAAGGCCCACTCTCTTTTGGCGGATACTCCCCGAGACAGCAGCTCTTTACCCAATACACCTATGTGGCCGGATTCGCCAACAGCACGATCGCAACGGCAGTCGCAGCAGCAACCAGCCTGACCGTAACAAGCGGCATAGGCTTCATCGCAGGACAGCAATACCGAATCTATGACGGCGCAAAGAGCGAGCGCATCACGATCGCCAGCACCTACACCTACGGATCAACAACGATCCCACTTACAGCTCCATTGACCCACACCCATGCAGCTGGGGTTGCGATCGGTAACCTGCCCAACGCCCTCAAGGAAGCATGCATCCTGATCACAACCGCGTTCATCAAGATACGAGGCGATAACTCGATGACGATGAACCTAACAACCCAACCTACGGCCAACATCGGCAACAACGCCCGATACTCCGGAGACATTGCGATGGCCCTAGACATGGTGAACAAGTATCGAAGGATCAGATAATGGCAGGGCGCACAGGGGTACGAGCCACCCTAGCGGCCTTCATATCGAACCCACCGATCCCAACACTCAACCAAGTATTCACATCGTTCCCTAAGCGCATCAACTACCAAGTCAACGCGCAGCCAGGACAGATGACAAGATCAGCAGCCGTAATCTTCATAGCAGCAGAGAACGAAACACGCCTTGCGATCGGTGGAGCGCATAGCGGCTGGAAGCGCGTGGACTACACGGTCGTCATACAGCTCTACACACACTCGATGCACACGAACTCGGAAACAGCGATGACCGACTTTGATACCCTCGTGGATAACATCAAAGAGAGACTACGCTCCGACCATAACTTCGGCGACACGACAGGCAATCTCGTGTGGCAAGGCGCAGAACCAATCATCACAGCTCGATACGGAGAACCAGCAACGAGCAATGAAGGCGCAACAGAGACATATGCTGAGTTAGAATTTGAAGTGACCGAAATGATCCAGGCATAAGGAGCACCATGAAACTGAGATATAACGGAACAGATGAACGAGTGTTCCCTGCATTGGGGATCACAGTCAAACCAGGTGATGACTTCGATGCGCCAGAGGGATTTTCACATCCTGACTGCGCACCGGCAGGATCAGCACCTAAAGTAGTACCAACAGCACCAATCAAACCGTCTGTCCCAACAGACCAGAAAGCAGGAGAGTGAATAGATGACCGTACAACAATCGGTACGCTCGTACCTCGGAATCGCAAAAGAAGCAACAAAGGGTACGGTCGTAGCACCAACTGACTTCATCCCTGTCGCAAAGGACAGCCTCAAGCCAGTAGATGTTATCGATCCACTCTACGACACAGGTCTTCGCGGATCTAATGTTGTCAACTACAACTACATCCAGGGCCGCACACGCTCAACAGTCGACTTCGGCGGCGCGGTATTTGCCGACACAATCGGCTACGCGCTCGCAGGATTACTCGGTGATGTAGCAACAGCAGGAGCATCCGCACCATACACACACACGATCTCGCTCAAGAACAGCTTCACAGCAGGAGCAGATGATCAGCCAATCAGCTATACGCTGACAGATTTCTACGCAGCAGGTAATCGCTCATATCCAGGATGCCAATTCTCTGACTTCTCACTCCGCTTCAACGCAGATGGAATGTTGGAATACGATGCAAAGACAACCGGATGGATTTCCAGCGCACCAGCTGCAACCTCACCAACCTTCTCGACCTTGCTACCAACCCCAGTATGGCGTGGCACAGTCACGATCGCTGGCAGCGCAGTATCCAACGCAATGACCGGCAACATTGACATGAAACGCAATGTCACTCCTGTCTACGGCATCAGCAGCACCCAGAATCCATTCCAGGTGTTCCTCGGGCCGATCGAAGTGACCGGCAAGATCACCTTCATCATGGAGAACGACACAGAACTAACTCGCTATCTGAACAACACCCAACCAGCAATCGTGCTGAATTGGAACTATGGCTCAGGAGCAAGCGAGGTTCAGGTACAAGCGACCATCACAAAGGGCGCATACACTGCAGCTGTGATCGAGCGCGGCGAGGACTATGTCCAAGTCACAGTAGATCTAAATGGTCAAGGCAATACCACCGATGCAGGATCATCAGGTGGCTTCGCTCCGATCAAGTGGGTTCTAAAGAACGCGAAAGCATCAGGCACTTACGCCTAGTAGTTCCAGAACAGGGGCGGTCAGGTTGATAGCGGTACGCCTTCCCCGCTATTCCGCGCCCCTGTTCCTTTTCAGTTATGATGTAGGAAGGCAAACCAACAGGAGGCAAAATGTCTAAGCAACTCAAGCTCCCATCTGGAGCAACAGCAACAATCAAAGACCCAAAGACCCTGAAGGTCAAAGATCGCAAACGAGTTCTCAAAGCATCGGAAGTAGATGGCGGAGAACTATCCAAAGCAATGGCTCTCAGCGATGCACTTATCGCAATGCTGATCGAGGATTGGTCGTTCGACCTAGTGATCCCAGCGATCAAGCTCGACACTCTAGATGAATTAGATATGGCTGATTACGATGCGCTCGTTGAGTGCACCAAAGAAGCACAAGAAGTTCTGTTCCCAACATTGGCTAAGACCGATGAGAACGAGAAAAACCCAAAAGCGACTACCGCCGACTCGAACGGCTGAAATGGCTGATCCAGGGAGGACAACGCCACGAAGCGTTCGATTACCCTGACGAGGAGTGGGTGTACTACATCGCAGCAGATCGCTTCGGATGGACACCCGAGCAGGTAGATGATCTACCGGCTAATACGGCGGATTGGCTCTGGGCGATCGCTGCAGCAGTAGACGAGGTGAAGGCAGAAAGAGCTGGTGGATCGTGACCGCACGAATAACGGTGACCAACCTTTCTGAAGTGCTGGCAGGACTACAAGCTCAAGAAACCAGAGTCGATGGCGCGGTTCAATATGCGATCCAGATGGCTGGTCTAGCTGTGGAAAGACAAGCAAAGCAGAATGCATCAGGCAGACCAGGGCCGAATGTGCGCACAGGTAATCTAAGAAGAAGCATCACAACCTCGATGCCGATCAAGGGCTTCGAAGGCAGATACACGATCACAGTATCGGCAACGATGGTCTACGCCAGAGCAGTCGAACTAGGACATCCAAAATGGAAACCAGGCGTAAAATACCCATACTTAGGGCCAGCAGCGAATACACTAAAAGCTAATGGAACTCTAAACAGAGTATTCACCGGCGCATTTGCTTCGAGGATAAGGGGATAAGATGGCAACGATCCCACCGATCCTGGTACAGATACAAGCTGATGTAGCCAGCCTCAAACAAGGATTAGCCCAA